AACATAATATACAAAAAATACCTTATCATAAAATAAAAGAACTTATGACAAAAGAGGATGATGTGATTGATATAGTAGACGAATTATATGCCAATGGTATTTACGGAGAACAAGTGGTTGTGTGGCTGAAACATAAGATAAACAATTACGAAGATTTGCAATTTCATTATAAGGTATTGTTTAAACAACTAAAAAATGAGAGATTTATTTTATTGTATTTAGTTTGTCTCTTTCGTAATAATAAAGAATTATAAATATATTTTATTTTTATGGATGACTTTACTTCTAATATACTGAATGAATCTAAAAACGAATGGTCCGTTTTATTAATAAATCATATGACGTGCCATATTATCGAAGGATTTAAGTCTATTTTTGACGAAGCTTTACAATTGTGTCAAAACAACGATGAACCAAGTAAATATCTAATGACGTATCAAAATTTGTTGTCACGTGTACCCAATTGGAATCAATCTATTGTTGAAAACGAAAAAAATCGTATTATAACGAAATCGAAATGTTCTTATTTAGAAGATTTGGTCACTTGCGTTCATATTATTCAATTAAAATTATTAAGTTGTGTTCGCGTAGGTAATGAAAATAAAAAAATAAACATAGATTTGCCTGATTTAAGTTTATTTTTACATAAAATATATATTAATATTTCTCGTAAGTTATATTCTAATATTTATTTGTTTGAATTGGACATCCCACCTTTAGAAAAACAAAAAAGAAATCGTGAATTTGAATTGTTGGTTCAAACCTCCATTATGAATACGATTCGTGACCAATTGCCTGTAGAACAACTTCTAAGACAATACATAGATGAAACACAACAAATTGATGTTTTAAAAGTAGAAAAAAACGGAATCGTTACGAAAAAAGAACCAAACCCTTTTCCCCCACATGAAGAAGAAAAAATAGTTCTGCCACCACGCGAAGAAGAAAAAATAGTTTTGACACCACGTGAAGAAGAAAAAATAGTTTTGACACCACGCGAAGAAGAAAAAATAGTTTTGACACCACGCGAAGAAAGCCCGATTTACCCTCCCAAAGAAGAATTATTTGACTCACCTAAAAAAATATCTTTTAGCGATGAAACAGACAATTTATCATTTAAAAGTGACATTATTTGTTTAGGGGACAAACCCACAAAAGATATCCCACTAGTAAACGACTCAGAATTAGGTATAGTATCTTTGGATGATAGTATTATTGATTTAGACATGGAAGGGTTATTTTAATTTCGTAAAAGAATAATAATTAAAACCTATTATTCTTTTAATGATGGAATACGAGCATATTTATGTATCTTTTATTGTATCGGTGGTATTTTTTATAGTCAAACAGTTTTTGTATCGTAATAAACCTATACAAGAACAAAATAAAATGTTTTTCAAAGAATCGTTTTACTTATTTTGTATTCTTTTAGCATGTTTATACATGAAAGATTATTATTTAAAAGTTCAAAATACAAATACTGAAATATTTATAGGCGATCCTTCATTTTAATCAGTTCATCTATGTTGACATATTCATCTAATGGATGGGTTATGTAGTCTTTGAAACACGCGTGGTCAAATTGTTTTTCAGGTACATGTTTATTTACATTACGAGCAATCATTTTATATAATTTAAAATCTGGATATCTTTCGTCGCCATTTTTTTTATACATTACATTGTTTCCACTATCGTCGTGTATCCATTCAATAATCATATCATACAAAGGTATTTTTCGAAATACATCAATGTCGTCCAAGCTATCTATAATAAAATCAAACATAGAACACGCAAGCCGACATAAATCAAAACTATAATTGGGCTCAATAGTGTTCTTATTTGAATTTAAGAATGGTTCACAATTATATTGACCATGTGCGGTTCCATTTGGAGAAAAACTATCACTACATAAACGTGTATTTTTGTAAGTATAAATAGCACGACCAAAATCAATTAACTTGTATATTTTTCCATACGTAGGTACTTTATAATATATGTTTTTTATTTTGTAATATAGGAATTCTTCTTTTGTCTCAACAAACATAATATTATTCGTATGTAAATCGTTATGGGTAAATTCAAATACATTTTGGTATAAATATAAGATAACAATTGTTTGAAACATAGCACTCGTCAATTCTTCTACGTTTATTTTATCTTTTTCGAATAAACTATCTAACGTATCCACGCATTTTTCTAACAATATATTCTGAGTAGGTATTTTTTTAATAATTAATGTTAATTCATCCATAAAACTATTTTCACTTGATGTATCGGTCGTGGTGTCATCGAATGAATCATCGTCGTCTTCGCTATCTTTAGACGATTCATCCCTTGAAACATTTTCATCGTCGTCTTCGCTATCTTTAGACGATTCATCACTTGAAACATTTTCATCGTCGTCTTCGCTATCTTTAGACGATTCATCACTTGAATCATCGTCATCACTCGCTTGTTCGACGTTACCTAATGATTTATGTATTAAATTCATAGAATCATCTTCTATAGTATGGTCTATTTCTTCATTTGGTTCTTGTTCGTCTTCTAATGTATCGCATTCAATCTCACATAAAATATCACCCAATTCGATGGGGGGTTTTTTTAAATTTGAAAATAAAGAATGAATTTGGTTGTCTTTAAAATGAAACAGCTTATTTAAATGTTCATTAAAATAATTGGAGTCACATAAATATTCAAAATCATCGGCAATATTGATTTCGCAATTTTCTTTCATCGTTATGAAACTATCATATACTTCTATGCCGTGTTTATAATTATTTATATTTAACTTATTGGATAATATGTAAAAAAAGTTATCTACATAAGCATAATTGTGTATAGAATGTATATATTCTTCGTAAATGTTATTTATGTTTCTTTCTTTAGAAGGTAAAACACAAATATCGTATTTTTTATATTTGCCAATTAATAATTTTATATAATCTACAAGCGGGATGGTTTTCATAAAACATTGTGTTTCTTTACCTTCTATGGTCAAACTATAATGATTGTAATCCATTTGTTCTTTGTATTCAAATAATTTGGATGTATAGTCTATATGGTATAAATCAAATATAGGATTAAAAGACGTTTTATTCATTTATATGAATATATAAATTCGTAGGTTGTTTTAAACTAATCGCGTCTTAATTAAAATAAACATATATTATTATAACTATATGACACTTAACTTAAAAAAGTTTGACATGAAGCGTATTACCTTTTTAAAAGATGAAAATAAAGGTCCTGTTATAGTATTGATTGGTCGTAGAGATACAGGTAAAAGTTTCTTGGTGCGGGATTTATTATTTCATCACGTAGACATACCAATTGGAACTGTGATCTCTGGAACAGAGGCGGGTAATGGATTTTATTCCGCTCATGTTCCTAAATTATTCATACACGACGAATATAATACTGGCATTATTGAAAATATATTGAAACGACAAAAAGCTGTAATGAAACAAATAAACAAACAAATCGAAATATATAAAAAGAGTTCTATAGACGCCCGCACGTTTGTCATTTTAGACGATTGTTTATACGACAACGGTTGGACGCGCGATAAGATGATGCGTTTATTATTTATGAATGGACGGCATTGGAAAGTGATGCTTATTATTACAATGCAATATCCGCTTGGCATTCCTCCCACGCTTCGTACCAATATTGATTATGTATTTATATTGCGCGAACCGTATATTGCCAATCGTAAAAGAATTTATGAAAATTATGCTGGTATGTTCCCGACATTCGAATCGTTTTGTCAAGTGATGGATCAATGTACTGAAAATTACGAATGTTTAGTCATAGACAATAATGTAAAATCCAATCAATTACAAGACCAAATATTTTGGTATATGGCGGAGCATCATCGCGACTTTAAACTAGGCTCAAAAGAATTTTGGGAAATGTCTAAAAACTTAGGGTCAGACGACGAAGAAGACCAATACAACCCAGGAGATTATAAGTCTAAAAAAGGACCAAAAATAAGTGTGAATAAAACAAAGTGGTAATTATTCTTTTTATTTTCTTTGTAAATGAATTACATTGTCAGCATAAGGTAAGATTTCTGGGTCATGACTTATCGCGATAACTGTTTTATTTTTTGTCTCGTGGACAATCATCTTTACAATTTTTTGTCGTGTTTCTTTGTCCAAACTGGACAAAGGTTCATCTAAAATAAGTACGCCTTTGTTTGGTTTTAAAATACCACGAACCACCATAATGATTTTTTGCATACCCAATGATAAATGTGAACCATTTACACCACTATTGCTTTCTATTCCAAATTCCAATGGACTATAATAATCCAACAAATCATATGTTTCCAATAATTTTATGACATCTTCTTTTGTAGTATCGTTGCCATATTGTAAATTATACAAAACGCTTTCTTCAAACAAAATGGTCCGTTGATTTACATAATATATATTTTCACGCACATCGGTTTCGCATATATCGACTGAATTCAATTCATCGTATTGTATAGAGCCTTTTGTAGGTTTATACAATTTTACAATTAATTTCATAATGGTTGTTTTACCTGACCCAGATTTACCCGTAATCACATTAATTTTTTTAGGTTCAAAATGTATATTTACATTTTTTAAGATATAATTTGATTTTTCATCATATTTATAACTGACATTGTTTAATTTTATGCTATAAAATGGCTTGATTGGTTTACAAACAATTTTTTCATCAATCGACTCTACAATTTCATTCATTTTAACAAATTTAGATATATTATAATATTCGCCAAGTGTTTCATAGATAAATTCATCTTGAATGTTTTTGTATAACAATAATATGATGATGACGCTATATATTATATTACGTTCTTTAAACATCAACTTATAAAATATTATAAACAATGAAATATAGCTAATTATATTTATTAAAAAAACGATGAATGTTTGAGTTACAAATGTTTTAATTAGTCTTTTCATTAAAATATCTTCTTTTTCGTCTATTTCATCGATTTCTTTTTGTATTAAATTATCAAAAATAATATTCATTAAGTTTTTGACTTTGTCATTTATAAAATTACTATTTTGAACAACGGTTCTTTCTACTTTTATTGTATTACTTAAATAAGAACTATGATTTAAAAATAATAAAGATATTACGATTATCATTTGAATTAAAAATATAAGAAAAATAGGTATGCTTATAGTATACAAATAAATACTTATAATAATTAATGAAAGAAAAAAAGGTATACATCTACCAAAAATGTAAAGAATAAATATTTTTACTGAGCTGAATGAATTTTCAACTATCCATAAAATGTCCGATTCTGGAATTTCTTTGAAATGTTTGCTATATTTTTCGAATATTTTTTTCAGAATAGTTTTTTTAAAATAATTGGTTGTTTTACTAACTACATCTATCTTTTCAATATAGTCTTTTAAACATATAATAATTGTTGTAATTGTAAATATACCACCTAATACATACAATATGCCCATTTTACTGAAACTCAACAAAGTTTTTTGTATATTTTCCCCAAATACATCTTTTTTGTTTAACGATGATTCCATAAATAAAGATATTGTCTTTGGTATAACAATGGTGGTTATAAAATTTAATATTAATGTTAAACATAAATATAGAAAAAAAACAACTTTATTCTCAATAATATATTCGGATATTATATCATAAATGACCGACATTATATAATATCCGAATATAATATATATGACAAAAGGAAAATCCGTAACTGGAACTAGAACTAGTAGTGGAACTAGAACTAGTAGTAGAACTAGAAAAGTAAATTCTGGAACTAGAAAAGTAAATTCTGGAACTAGAAAAGTAAATTCTGGAACTAGAACTAGTAGTAGAACTAGAAAAGTAAATTCTGGAAACTTCACTAATATAAATCCCAGTACAATAGGCCACGACCTTTTTAAAAAATATCAAAATGAGGTCTTTTACTCAGATATGGTGGATGAATATTTTAGTTCAAATGAAGAATTCAGCAATAGTAATAATTCTCAGTTGTCAACAACGGGTACGCTCGTTGAAGCACTCCCAAGCTCTATTCATAACATACAAGAAAATATCGATGTTCTAGATAGTAAAATATGTAATATTGAATCATTTTATCAAGAACTAATAGACCACTTTGAAAGTATTAATGTATTAGAAAGAACAAATACACTAGATAATACAGAAAAAACACTTACTGACAGTATGCCATTTTTTCAAATGGTGAAACAAAGTAACGTACAACAAGCAATAAGAATAAAACAAATCGCAAAACAATCAAATCGCCCTTATCATAAATATCTAGATATTTTAATTAGCTCATATCGTTATAAACTGATAACAGCCCTTGCTACAAAAGGAAATATTTGTTACGCGGTAAAATATTTTTCAAACAAGGAACCTGAAGATTATTTATATTTAGAAAATTTATTAGGATTATTGAAATTAACTTTATTTAGTGTAAATAGAGAAATGAGACAAATATGGAAAGATAATACTCCAACCGACCGCTATGTGTTAA